TACAGCTTCTGATTTAGAAGCAAAAGGTATCTCTCAAGTTAGAGATAGAAGTGGGCAACCTAAGTTTGATAAACCTGCTTTTTCTTTTAGTAGAAAAGTAGAAGTTGCAGGTCGTATCAATGAAGCACCAAAGCTAATTGATAATGACGGCAACCCTATAGATGTTGCACTTGGCAATGGCTCTAAGGTTAAAGTTAAAATTAAACCTTACAAGAATGACTATGGAACTTTTGCTGAATTGATTGCAGTTAAAGTTGTAGAGTTAGTTGAGTATGCTGAACAATCAGCAGACAACGAGGAGTTTTAGTATGATTATTACTATTAAAAAAGATGATGGAGAAAACATTTATAATGTTAACGAGATAGCTGATGAAACTAAACAAGGCGAGGCTAGAGTTATTATTACTAAAGTGGGAACTCTTGAAACTTTAGCAGAGGCAATCAACTTTGCAAGTGCTACACACAGAGCTAATCTTGAAAAGATTTTAGAAAGCTGTGATGAAGCACTTATGGTTGAACCTGCCAAAGAGGAAGTATCTGAAACTAAAATTATAACTGAAGATACTAAAGATAAATAATAATTAGTGAGGGCTAATATGACAAGCACTTGGGATAAGGTGCATCAACCGTGTCCTATCTGTAATAGTAGTGATGCCGTTGGTGTTAATGAAGATGGGTCAGCTAAATGTTTTAGTTGCGATACCTTCATGCCTAACTACAAAGAAAGTTGCGAAGGAAAAAATATGGAAGTACAAAAAGATAATACGTTTAAACAACCTGATAATGTATCAGTCGGTTCTTTTTCAGCACTGACCGATAGAAAAATATCACAAGCTACTGCTCAAAAGTATGGGGTAAAAGTTGTCCATGACTTACAGGGTAATGTAGTAAAACATATATATCCATTTTATAATGGACATGAGTTGGCTTCAACCAAAGAAAGAAATGTACCCAATAAACAATTCTTTTGGAATGGTTCGCTAGATGATACAGGTTTGTTTGGACAACAACTTTTCAAGAGTGGCAAGTATATAACTTTAACTGAAGGCGAGTGTGATGCTATGGCTACCTATGAATTACTAGGTAGCAAGTGGGCAGTTGTCTCTATTAAACGTGGCTCAGCAGGAGCAGTTCGTGATGTTAAAGATAGTCTTGAATTTCTTGAAGGATTTGATAATGTTATCATTGCATTTGATAATGACAAGGCAGGTAAGGAAGCAGCTAGAAAAGTTGCTAGGTTATTTAAACCTAGTAAAGCTAAGATACTTAACTTGCCTAATGGCTACAAAGACCCTAATGATATGCTCCGAAACAACAAGCACAAAGAGTTTGTTGAAGCATGGTGGTCAGCTAAAACCTATACACCTTCTGGTGTCTTAAATGTTTCTGAACAAAGAGACAAGTATCACACTAGAGAAAAGAAAAACAGCGTACCTTATCCATGGCAAGGATTGAATGACAAGTTGTATGGACTACGACAAGGAGAACTGGTAACGCTTACTGGTGGAACTGGTCTTGGTAAATCTTCCGTAACGAGAGAGTTAGAACACTGGCTCATCAAAAGCACCAAAGATAATGTCGGTGTGATTGCTCTTGAGGAGGACTGGCGAAGAACTATTGATGGGATTATTTCTATTGAAGCTAATGCTAGATTATACATAGACCAAGAACGAGAAAAGTTTACACCAGAACAACTTGATAAATTCTTTGATGTCCTGTACGATGGAGAGAATAAGAACAGAGTTTGGGTTCATGCTCACTTTGGCACGAATGATATTGATGAGATATTTTCTAAACTTAGATTTATGATTATCGGTTGTGAATGTAAATGGGTTGTAGTTGACCACTTGCATATGTTAGTAAGTGCAGTATCAGAAGGCGATGAACGTAGAGCCATTGATAATATTATGACTAGACTTAGAAGTATCGTTGAAGAAACCGGTGCAGGTATAATCTTAGTATCACACTTGAGAAGAGTTGACGGTAACAAAGGACACGAGAACGGTATTGAAGTAAACCTATCTCACTTGAGAGGTTCACAGAGTATTGCTCAACTATCTGATTGTGTCTTAGCATTAGAAAGAAATCAACAGTCTGATGATGGCGATGAGTCTCGTACTACAAAAGTTCGTGTGCTTAAATCAAGATACACTGGAGATGTCGGCATGGCAACACACTTGCTTTATGATTCAAATAGTGGTAGACTTTCAGAAGTAGACATATCTGATATTCAAATTGACGAAGATGAACACGGATTTTAATTATGGATTTAGTATTTGACATAGAGACAGACGATTTAAAAGCCACTAAGGTTTGGTGTATCGTTGCTCAAGATGTAGACACAAATGAAATATTTAAGTTTCCACCCAGTAAACTTGATGATGGGGTAAAACTTTTACAATCAGCAAATAGATTGATTGGTCACAACATTGTTGGCTTTGATATACCAATGATTAAAAAGTTTTTTGATGTAGACTTAACTAAGAAAGAACTTCTTGATACTTTAGTTTTATCAAGACTGTTCAACCCTACTCGTGAAGGTGGACATTCACTAGAAAAGTGGGGATATAAATTAGGATTTAAAAAGATTGAGTTTGAAGATTATAAAAACTATTCAGCAGATATGTTGAACTATTGTGTTCGTGATGTTCAACTAAATACTTTAGTTTACAAAGAACTTAAAAAAGAAGCCAGAGGTTTTTCTAAAGACTCAGTTTGTTTAGAACATTCTGTTTCTGATATAATGAAACAGCAAGAAGTAAATGGATTTAAGTTTGATGAGATGGGTGCTAACTTATTATTAGCAGAACTCAGGGAACAAATGCAATCTATTGAAGACGAAGTTCATAAAACATTTCAACCTCGTTTAGTTGACGATAAGTTAGTTAGTCCTTATGTTAAGAAGGATGGTACTCTTTCTAAAAGAGGATTGACTGATGATGAATATGAAAAGTGTTTAAATACTTCTGATTACAGACCATTTATGAGACAAACTTTACAAGAGTTTAATCTTGGTAGTCGTAAACAGATTGGTGAATACCTAACAGACTTTGGATGGAAACCGGAAAGATTCACACCTACTGGACAACCTATTGTAGATGAGAAAACTTTATCAGAAATAACTCATATACATGAGGCTAATCTTATAGCTAGGTTTTTATTACTGCAAAAAAGAATTGCACAGATAGAGTCTTGGTTAGAAGCATTACAAGATGACGGTAGAGTTCATGGCTTTGTCATTCCTAACGGTACGATTACTGGTAGAATGACTCATAGAAATCCCAACATGGCACAAGTTCCAAGTATCAGTAGTGAATACGGTAAGGAGTGTCGTGCTTGTTGGATTGTTGACGAAGGAAATAAATTAGTTGGTATTGATGCTAGTGGTCTTGAGATAAGAATGTTAGCACATTACATGGATGATAAGGAGTTTATAAATGAAATCATTAACGGAGACATACACACCTCTAATCAAAAACTTGCAGGACTTGAATCAAGAGATAAGGCAAAGACTTTCATCTATGCCCTCATGTACGGAGCAGGAGATGAAAAACTTGGTAAGGTGGTTGGAGGAAATACATCAGATGGTAAAAGAGCTAGACAATATTTCTTTGATAATAAACCAGAATTTAAATCTCTTAGAGATAGAGTGCAGAGAGCAGCAGTTAAGAAGTACCTCAAGGGTATAGACGGTAGAAAGCTTTACATTAGAAATAATCATGCTGCTTTAAATACTTTATTACAAGGAGCAGGTGCTATCGTTATGAAGAAAGCATTGTCTTTATTAGATAGTAAACTAAAATTAAATACTATTGACTATAAGTTCGTTGCAAATATACATGACGAATGGCAAGTTGAAGTGAGGGAATCTCAAGCAGACTTTGTAGGACTTCGTGCAGTCGAGTCTATAATAGAAGCAGGAGAACATTTTAATCTTCGCTGTCCTTTAGATGGCGAATACAAAGTAGGAGATAATTGGAGTGAGACACATTAAACCAAATGATAGTAGTAGGAAAGGAGACATGGCAGAGTTCTATGCAGTTACTTGGCTATGGGATAACGGTTATGAAGTTTTTAAAAACTGTGGTTGTACTGGTCCAGTAGATTTAATAGCTAGAGACAAAGATGGTAACATCAGTTTAATAGATGTTAAATGTGCTCAACCTCAATTACATAAAAAAACAGGTAATAATGTCACTAAATGTAATAGTAGAAGTAAAGAACAGGTAGATATGGGAGTTAAAATATTACAGTTCAATGCTAAGACTAGAAAATTAAGATTTATTAAGCACACCAAATGAAAAATTTAGATAACTTAGTAGAAGATATTTATTCTAAGCTTTCTGTTTTAGGAGAAGGTAAGCCTCTTGATGCTAGTCCTGAAGATATAGATGCTCTAGGAGAAAACATTAAAGAGGTACTACATCATTGGGCTAATCCTTCGCCAAGAAGTTCTGACATGTTAAGAATGTCTAACATCGGTAAACCTACCAGACAGTTATGGTATGATTTAAAATCAGAGAATGAGTCTACTGAGTCTTTACCTGCTCCAGTATTTATTAAGTTTTTATATGGACACTTACTTGAAGAGATAGTTTTATTTCTTGTTAAGTTATCTGGACATGAAGTTACTAATGAACAAAAAGAAATAACAGTATCCGGTATCAAAGGACACATGGACTGTGTTATTGATGGTGAGGTAGTGGATATTAAGACAGCTTCAGGCTTTGCCTTCAAGAAGTTTAAAGATGGAACACTAGCAGAGAATGATATCTTTGGATACATGGCTCAACTTGCAGGATACGAAGCAGCAGAAGGTACCAGCAATGGTGGGTTCTTAGCTTTAAATAAAGAGTCAGGTGAGTTAGCTTTATACAAGCCAGATAACTTTGATAAGCCTAACATCAAGAAGAAAATAAGAGATGTTAAAGCAGCAGTAAAGCTGGACAAGCCACCTAATTTATGTTATAATCCTATACCTGATGGCAAGTCTGGTAACATGCAACTACCTAGAGAGTGTGTATATTGCAGACATAAGTTTGAATGTCATAAAGATTCTAATGAAGGTAAAGGTTTAAGAGTATTTAAATATTCTAATGGACTAAGATACTTAACTCAAGTACCTAAAGTTCCTAATGTCATAGAGGTGACACAAGTATGAGTGGTAAAAGATCAAAGCAGTTAAGAAGAAAAGCAAAAGACTTACTCATTGAGTGGATTAGAACTATGGTTCCTGATGGAGAAGACCCCAATAGAATCAATAGACAAAACCTAGATGAGTTCTTACCTACGCAAACACATATCTTTGCAGGTGGACAAT